CGTCTGGAGCGTCTGGTGCACAAGGAGCCTCAGGTTCAATTGGTGCGACTGGAATTGATGGAGCATCAGGAGCAACTGGGGTTGGTGAAATTGGTTTAACTGGTGCATCTGGCGTTAGTGGTGCTTCTGGTGCTACTGGTATTCAAGGTGCGACCGGTATCGACGGTTCTTCTGGTGCGACCGGTCTGGGCGAAATTGGCTTAACTGGTGCAACAGGCGTTAGTGGTGCATCTGGTGTCGCTGGTTCTTCTGGTGCATCTGGTGTCGCTGGTTCTTCTGGTGCGACAGGTGCGGACGGATTAATTGGTGCTACTGGCGTCTCAGGAGCAACAGGTGCTACCGGTTTGGCTATTGATGGTGCCACAGGCGTTGATGGTGCTACTGGCGTCTCAGGAGCAACAGGTGCTACCGGTTTGGCTGTTGATGGTGCAACCGGTACACAAGGTGCCTCTGGTGCTGGCGGTGCCAGTGGTGTGGGTACAGATGGAGCTACCGGTGCTACTGGGCTTGCTGTCGACGGTGCCACAGGGCTAATGGGTGCTACTGGGATTGATGGTGCCTCAGGTGCAACAGGCGTTCAAGGTGCTTCCGGCTTCACTGGTGCCACCGGTATTGATGGTGCTTCTGGTGCATCTGGGGCAACCGGTGTTCAAGGTGCTTCCGGCTTCGCTGGTGCTTCCGGTGCTAGCGGTGCAACAGGCGTTCAGGGTGTTTCCGGTTCAGAAGGTGCGACTGGAACTGACGGAGCTTCCGGTGCTTCCGGTGCGACTGGAATTGATGGTGCCTCCGGTGCTTCCGGTGCGACTGGAATTGATGGTGCCTCCGGCGCAACAGGCGTTCAGGGTGCTTCTGGTATCGGTGCCACTGGTATTAACGGTGCTTCTGGTGCTAGCGGTGCAACAGGACCGTCAGGCATCAACGGTGCCACAGGTGCTACTGGGATTGTCGGTGCAAGTGGACCATCTGGGGCAGCAAAGCTTGCTCATAGAATTTATGTTGGTACAAACGGTGATTATTCAACCATTAAGGCTGCTGTCGATTGGTTTAATGCGAGTGCTACATCGCCAGTTGAAATATTGCTTGACGGTGGGCATTTCCCTGTCGCTGATACGGTTGTTGTCAATAATGCGACGTACGATTTGCAAATCAGAGGTCTGAGTTCTGAAGTAAGCTTTGTCGAGGCTGCAACCGGTTTGACTGGTAAGCCAATGTTCAATCTTAAGAGCAACTGTGATATTAACAAAATAACTGCTACAGGCTCGACACTAACGAGTTATGGGACTGCTACCAATGAGAATTTTATTACTTATGATACGACTGCTAATATTTATTCTGAAATAACTGATTTATTTATCGACACATTCAAGATAGCTATAGCAGATTGGAAAGGTGTTGATTTCTTCTTATTCAATTTCGGAATATCAGACTGTGGAACTGGTATAGAAATAAACAATACGACTACTAGTATAACTTCATCACAGGATATCGAGATTGGCAATTTCGATAATTGCACCATTGGAATTCATTTGGCACATATCGGTACTAGCACAACTAGTACCTTTTACCTAGCACATCTCATTTTTAATCAAGCTTCAAACGCAACAGCTATACTTTACGACGGCACTAATTATTTCCCAGGCAATCTTGCTAATATTTTTAATTGTGCATATAATAACACAGGTACTTTCTTAAGTGGATTCGATTTCTCACTGCCTTCCGGTAGAGATGCGAACATTGAGGTCATAGCCAATACTGGTGTAGAGGATGAAGGACCACACTGCAAATTGAATGTCATAGACGGGACTGCGACTACGACTATCACAACCGCTGGCACATATTACAAAGCAAATACTGCTGGTTTTAATAGCAAGACACGCATATTATTCAATCTTGCTGCAACTGCCGGGAATTGGACTTTTACTCTTGGTGATCAGACAACTGCCGCGATAGCCTGGGATGCTAATGCTACCACAATTCAGACGGCTATTACAAATCTCAGCAATGTCACGACTTGTACTGTCACTCAAGTGGTTGCTAGTCAGGGATGGACAATAGAATTCACTACTGCTGGAGAAGGTTGGCTTGCGCAGTCTGTGAATATTAGTGGATTGACTACGACGACTGCCGTTGACGTGCAAACAAACTTCTATATGTGCAAGATAAATCTAGCTAGCGTCAATAATAGGATGATATTTCAGAGTGACCATATACGAGATGGTAAAATGTGGATCACTGGCAATCTTTCTGTTGACAATAGTAACAGAAACATAAATATTGGAATTATGAAGAACGCCAGCAATCTTATCATTTCTCCATTTACGGTGAGAACTGCTACCACTGGTCAAGCGTATCCATTCTCCATAGTCGCCTATATAAAAGAAACGAAGAAAGACGATTTCTTTGGAATATGGATGACTTCTGGTAACAATGGCGACGTCATAACACTCACCGATGTTTACTGGTTTGCCGACTGGAGATAGTTAGATTTGGGTCTTTGCGTAGCCAAACATAATAGGGATGGCGGCGATTTGTGTAGCTGTCTGAACTAGGATGATTGGTATACTATGAAATTCAAAGAACTACGAGTCGTTCAGCTTACTAGCCCACCAGCTACAGGGGTCAATCCTCCTGAAAACACCGTCTATGAGTGGTTTACCGACATTTCTACTGATATGCAGGTGCTGCATTATCGTTTTCAAGACGGAACCGAGCGGCACGTCGCTGGTGGTGGTGTAACTGGAGCAACAGGTGCAACAGGTTCTTTAGGTTACACTGGAGCCACAGGATCTGGTATTCCTGGTGCTTCTGGTGCTACTGGACCGGGTGGCGGTAATCCTGGTGCGACGGGTTCTACAGGACCCATAGGTGCTACAGGGCCTGGTCTTGCTGGGGCGACCGGTCTGAGAGGTGCTTCCGGTGCGACGGGGCCTTCCGGAGGGCCTATTGGGGCTTCTGGTGCTACCGGGGCGGTTGGCCCGACAGGTGCAACCGGACCTTCAGGAGGGCCTACGGGAGCCACTGGAGCAACCGGTATCGCCGGAGCTACAGGTCTGGTTGGCCAAATCGGCGCTACTGGTTATACTGGTTCTACAGGAGCAGGACTAACTGGTGCGACTGGCCCAAGTGGCGCAACCGGTCCAGTAAGTGTTAGCTCTGCTCCTGGTGAGAATGTAATCATCAATGGCGGATTTGACTTCTTTCAAAGAGGCGACTGCCTGAATAATACGGTGAATTATCTTACGGGTGATGATACTTATTGCCTTGATCGCTGGGTTTTGTTGACCGAAGTTGGCCAAATGTATGTCCAACGTTGGAATATGTCCACTGGTTCTACTAATGCCCCTGGGCCTTTTAGGATTCGCCTCACGCAACCGCAAGCTGCACCAGGTCAATATTTTGGTATTTTGCAGATTGTTGAGGGTAATAACTCATTTCCGCTGCGTGGGCAGTCCGTAACATTACAAGCATTAGTAACAAATACGAATAGCACTAGTCTCAAATATGCTATTCTTGAGTGGACAGGTGTTGCCGACACAGTAACAAGCGATGTTGTGCGTGACTGGACAAGCACTACCTATACTCCAAACAACTTTTTTATTTCAAGCAATTTGACTGTTGCTGCAGTCGGGACAATAGCGAGCGGTACCGACGTGTCGGCAGCATTGACCGCCACAATCAGTACTGCTTGTAATAATCTGATTGTGTTCTTCTGGACTGAATCGCGCGTGCCGATCATGGGCAAGGTCTATATCACAAACGTCGACTGCCATACTGGTGGTACACGTCTTTGGAATCCGAGACCAATTCAGCAAGAAATAGCACTATGCCAGCGATATTATGAAAAGAGTTATCCGATTGATATGTCACCTGGTACATCGACCATGACTGGTATGTCGACTGGGTGGGTTGTTCCAACTGGTTACGGCTGGATGAGAACACCAATGACAACTAGCTATTTGGTCACAAAACGTGTTCAAGGAGCAATACCAGTAATTTACTCGCCATATAGTGGATCAGCTGGCTGGGTCGGTGAATATAATGCTGGTTCCGCATGGGTCGCTGACAGAACCGTCATGGCTGGTTATTATTCGAATAACTCGTTCTGCATACAGAAATCTGGGAGTGGTACCGCTTGGACAAGTGGCAATTACATCTGGAACCACTGGACGGTCGACGCTGAACTGTAATTAAAGGGCTACTATGAAATTTAAAGAATTCAGAACAATTCAGCTTACGAGCGCTCCTGTTTTTGGTGATAATCCACCAGAGAATACCATATATCAATGGTACACTGATGCTAGCAGTAGCACAGTGATGATTAACAATAGATATCCAGACGGCACTGAAAAAACGGTATCTGGTGGCGCTGGTCATATTGGTGCTACTGGTAGTACTGGTCCAACAGGATCAACCGGTCCTTCTGGTGGCCCTATTGGTGCTACAGGGCCTATCGGTGCTACAGGAATTCAAGGTCCGACTGGTGGATCTTCCGGCCCTGTTGGCCCCACTGGTCTTACTGGTGCTTCTGGTGCGACTGGGCCAACTGGAGGATTAACCGGCGCTACTGGTGCTACTGGTATTCGAGGTGCTTCTGGTGTAATTGGCATTGGTGGTGCTTCTGGCTCTGCTGGTATTAATGGTGCTTCTGGTTCAATAGGACCAACTGGTGCTCAAGGTGCTTCCGGTATCAGCATCACTGGGCCAGCTGGTGCAACTGGTCCATCTGGTGTTGATGGTGGTACAGTTGGCGGCAATGTCATTATAAACGGTGGATTCGATTTTTTCCAACGTAACAATAATCTAACGTGGACCAACTACACGTCGTATGACGATAATTACTGTTTCGATAGATGGATATCGCTAACACAATCGAACCCTGTGTGGACATATCGTTGGAACCCAGTTACTGGTACACCAGCACAACCGGGACCCTTCGGTGGTTGGATGATGCAAGCCAACACAACAGCACAAAGGATGGGCTTGTTGCAAATCGTAGAGGGTGCGAATTCTTTTCCGCTGCGCAATCAGACTGTAACGCTGCAAGCGAAAGTTGCAAACCCGTCTGGGTCGACAAATGCGCGTTTTGCTGTTCTTGAGTGGACGGGTGTCGCCGACACAGTAACAAGCGATGTTGTTAGGGATTGGAATAATGGGACATTTACAGAAAACAACTTCTTTTTGAGCAGTGGTATAAGGGTTGCTGCAGTTGGATATGTTACAGGAACAGGATGGCAGAACATCAGTTTAACAACTTTGATTAGCGGTAGTTGCAATAACCTAATGGTCTTCTTTTGGACTGAATCGCCAGCTACACAAAACGGCGTACTTGCTTTAATGGAAGTCGATTGCCATATAGGTGCACCACGGATTTGGAATCCAAGGCCAGTCGGAGACGAGCTTGCGTTGTGTCAGCGATATTACGAGAAGAGTTATAATATTGATGTTAAACCGGGTACAGCACAAAATCGTAGCGGTGCACTCGGGTCGTTAAGTCATGGCGATGGTTGGTGGCTTGAAAATTTCATGGCATACTTTGCAGTATCGAAGCGATCTCAAGCTATAGCAATAACAACTTATTCTCCATATACTGGCGCTGCTGGTTATGCCGGCGAATATAACACAACACAAGCTTTTATTGCTGATCGCAAAATCCAGCTCATTGAAGTGAGTGCCAAGAGTTATGCGATTGCTGGTGATGGCGGAACATTTAATGCCAATAACGTAGAATGGCATCATTTTACAGCTGAAACTGAATTATAGGTATAAAATGGCCAACATCACAATAGATCTTGGTATCACCGGATTAACAAACGTTAAAGCACTACCATTTAGTGCTGATTTCGCACAAGTATGGGATGGTAACTTACTAGCACCGGTTGATGCTGCCGTTCCAGCTTTTGTTGATATGCCCGAGGTGTTAGTGAATGACGTTGGGAGTGGAATATATAAATCGCCATTGCCTACGCCGTTAGATATTATAAGCGATAATGATGGTTTATGGATCTCTATCTATGATGCTGGATTATCGCCATCTGTGAGCGATCCATTATATGGATATATTCCGCCATCTTGTCAATCGACATTAATAAAGGCTGTTGTCGATGCGATTGGCCAGCTTGAAATAACAATCGACCCGAACGATCTACAGAGAGCATTAAAGGGCACAGTAGTTAAACCGACCCGCGTTGTTTTTGGTCCCTGTCAACGACCGCCATGCCCATCGCACACGCTGGGCTTGCGTGTTAGCTAGTTAATGCTATCTTTCTGCGTAGCAGTTTAACCAAACAACTGCCGAGATCCATGAAATAGTCGTGTTCAGCCATAGCACCTATGCATTCGATACCAAGCTTATCAAATTGAGATAAATCTGGTTTTTGTCCCTTTGGTATCGCTTCAGCTATTGTCGTTCCATCTATCAAATCGAACTGCTGGATGAATTGCATGAAATATGGACCTGGGACAGGTATATCACGTGAGAAGTAGAACAGATACCGGTTTTCGGCTATATTGCTGACTTTGAAAAAATCGATTGAATCGTCAACGACAAGAACTTGGTTAGAGCCTTCGAAATTCAAACCGTTTGTTTCAACGTGATAATACCAGATCTGCGCTGTCGGTAGTGGAACTCGCGGTAATCGAGTTAACGCAAATAGTCTGTCGAGTTGGATGGTGCTTATCATATGATCGAATTCGATTCGCTGGCCACCCCAAATCATATAATGATCACCAATCTCTGTTACTTGCCCTCTCTGGCTATCGTCAATCAGTTTCTGATTATGCTTTTGTTGCAAACTATTATAAAGCTGATTGACCTTAATATTATAAATGAAGTGATTGCCTCTTGATTTAATGCATGGGAGAGCTTGAGATGGTACTTGTGAGCCGAATACTTTATTTAGCCAAGCATTAATTACTAAATCGTCTGGAGGCAATAGGCTGCCGCCGAGAGAATAGGATGTTTTGTATATGAATGATATTTTGCCATTGAAGTGAGCAACCAGATCGTCGATTCTTTCATCTCTAATTATGAAATTATCGGCAAGTGCTGGTCGAAAGCTATAGAATCGAGAACGAGAAAATGGCACCACTAGCCATTTATCGCCAAGGATTTCTCTAGCAAGCAATCCTACTATTCCGCTGCCTAATATCACTCCTTGCATTTCGCTCTCGACATTTTTTGGGCGACAGTGAGTGAATCATCTTCAGGTATATTGTTCACCGATGTCACGGTTTCGTCCAATTCACAGCGAGTCAAGTTGTCATTGAACGGATTGACGAATGGATCTACAAAAGGCGGCGGCGGAGCTTTAACTTCCGGTTTTCCAACACCGCATTCTGGGCACGCTACGAATTTGTAACCATATTGCTCTGTGATTTCACTAGCATAAACGTAAAATCCGGCGCAGCAAAACGGACACATAACAGAGAATCTTGATGGTAAGTCGAATTCAAATTCAAATGGCCTACCCTGTGCTTGCGCAGCCTTACTTGGGTTCTCTACGGGAGCAGCAACTATCATAGTAACGAGCTGATATTGCTCTGGGTGTGTGTTTGGCAATAGCGTTATTTTGCTGTTATTGCTTGTGAGGACCATTCTTGACTTCCTTTGTTTTTGACTTCTAGCGCCTGATTCTTTAGCTTATCGAAAGCTTCCTTTGACACCCATAACTCTACATACCTGCCATCCATAATGTTGACCGGTGGTTTTGCGTTGACGTCGACTGCTACAGATGACACACAAATGTAATAGCACGTGAAAGTACCGCCCATGCGGATGCCAGTAAGATCACACGTTATGCCTTGTGGGCATTTTTTGTTGTCAATAATTCTTGATGGTTTGTAGCATTTTATTATAATAGCTTTAATCTCATCCATGCATCGCTGACAAATATCAAATGAATGCGATGGATCTGTTGTTTGTGCGAATGCTATTGAGTTGTTTGTAACAGTCGCTTCTTTAGCGTCGAACGAGAAATATTGAAATCGCTCCATTATTGTAAGACCGCAGCGATCGCAAATAATTCCTCGTTTGTCTTTTGTCAGCATAATATATCCTGAAATTGTTGTCAGTATTATTTACCTATGGATCTTCAAGAATTTGATTGGCAAGCTGGGCCGAATCGTCCATTCGTGCCGCGAGAAATAATTTCTAACTGGGATGTAGCAGTTATGGGAATACAAGAAACGCCGTTTGATAGAAAATTGCGAATGCTGAGGCAGCTAAGTAGCACTTGTTCGGCCTGTACAATGTGTGAGCTTGGCCGTAAAGAACCAGAGAGAAACGGGATTGCTAGAGATCCGCATGTGTTGTCTAACGCGAACCCTACGAGGTTCGTCGTCGTAGGACAAAATCCTGGATGGGAAGAAATAACTAAAGGAACTCCATTTATAGGACAATCAGGTAAAAATTTCGATAAAGAGCTAGCGAAACACGGTATTAATAGGAATCAATTCTATATTACTAATGGTGTTAAGTGTTTCACAGCAGACAACGCAAAGCCGAATTATCAGCACGTAACACGATGTAAGCCATTCTTGATGATGGAGTTGACACTAATCAACCCATTATTGGTCGTTACGTTGGGCGGCTCGGCATTTGACATATTGTGTCCTGGTGTCGGCTACCAGCAATCATTAGGCAAAATAACCAAAAGTGAAGAATTGGGCGTGAAGGTATTTGCCATTTATCACCCGTCGCCATTGAATTTAGCAGATAAAAGCAGACGTACAGATTTTGAGCGTCAAATAGCTATTTTGGCGAAGCTAATTAACCGTCTTGCTGTACAACCATCATGATGCGGGAGAAATTCCGTCATCTGGTGTCTCCAGATTGTATGGTATCAGACGATATACCGGCTTACCGGCGCGCGTTGTTCTGCGTAGGATATAATCATTGCCCTTTTGGCGTAATAACCCCTTCATACGCATCATAAGTGATGACGGGTTTGTAACAGCAGGACTTGATACCTCTAATAATTTGCTAATTTCAACTGGTTCACCAGTTGAAATTGCTTCGAATAGCACATTGTAAGCAGCTTCAGTAGCCAAAGTCTCAGGATCTGTTCTTATTGGACCCCTAACTTTGTCGTTTGCTGCGGCTCTAATGTTTTCGAGCGTTTCCTCGCTCAATTGCCGGACGTCTTCAGCAATGATTTTTTCAATTGGGTCGCCAAGATCAACAGATATAACATTGACTTTCGCCATAATATTTTCCGTTCTGTGTCGTGTATTTAAATCACAGGGACTTAAATACGAGTACGATGTGTCGATTGCAGAGAGACGGACAAATGCAGAATAACAGTTGCATAATATGTGGTTCAGACAATAATCTCAATACTGAATTTGTCGTGACTGTCGACGACCAGAAGGTCGTAGTCAAGGTCTGTGATGAGCATGCCGACGACATAACTCCGAAGGCAGCCAAAGCTGCGTATCTCAAGTGGAAATCACAGCATGATGCGCAGATGCAGGAATTTCTTGCACAAGCTGCCAAGTTAGGAATGACTGTTGTTCCACAAGGTTCTTTAGCCATAGCGCAAGCTGCAACGACGCCAGCGCAAGCACCAAAACAGACGACAGCCATTCCTAAAGTCTCAGTAGAATTACAAGGCTCAAGGGAAGATGGCATACTGCCGTCGTCTGTTGTCGATAATGTTATGCAGCACCGCGTTTCCGGTATGTCTGGATCTATTGGTGGTAAGAATGTTGAAAGACATGATGCATACGATCCGACTCAGCTTAGCGATCAATTGCCAGACGGTGCAAGAGATGGTCTTGTAAAGATGGAACTAGCTGAAGGTAGGCATGGTACACCATTGGCAATTCCAGCACTAAGGCAGGACGGGCTTGGGACGACACGAGTCAGAATTGCTAAAACGATGACGGACGCCGACCTACAACGCAGATTCAAACAGCAGGCGTCTGCGGATCACTCCTTCGTGGAGGGTTACGACCTGCATCGCTGCCCATTATGTAAGGGCGATGGTCAGATAGCAAAGAGCCAAACGGAAGTAATCCAGTGCCCGAAATGCAGCGGTTCTGGGCTTCTTTAGATGCCGGGAGGCGTGAGGCTGAATTGCCTTGTCGAGACGCCCAAGAATTTGCGATGTCTTGGTTTTCGTGGCACGCCTGTCGGTTGAGATGTAAAACCAGCGACCCTTGAGCCAAAATCTTCTCCGTTTTCTGGTTTAACGTCTTTAGTGCTTAGGCCCAATAGAGACTTGCGACCATAAGAAGCACCAGAAGCATGCTGCAAAGCCCGCATAAAATCGCCTTCGTTCAGAAGTACTAATTTCATTCTGTACTTCCCGGTGATTGCCCTGGCTTGCTGACAGCAATAATACCTTCCATGTCGGGATGATAACCGGCGTCCTGTTCACGCCATCCGTCACCTTCGCTAACTTCTTCCTTGATTGTATTGAGAATTCCAATCGCTTTTTCTTGTTCGACGCCGCAGATGCCTTGAGATTGCATCTCTTGCATCATGGCCTTCTCGAACAGCGGATCGGTGATATATTTGTAATTATGAACCTTGCGGAAGGCTCTACAGACACCTTCGTGGCAGACTAAATCCACTGACTTGAGTTCGAACAAATCATTGACCTGTTCGTGCAAGTACTGCAACGACTTTGCATCGGCGTCCGCCAAATCTTTAGGCGGATCTGGTATGCCCAGCTTCACCTTGTGCTGTAGATATGTCTGGACGGCTTCAGTTAGCATTCGCTCGTTGCTGTTCATAAAACGTCTCCTGTATAAATCTTTGCCTGGATGACAGATGGATAGTTCCCATTACTTACCAGAGGAACCGAAGCCGATAATTCAACAACTTGATCAAGTTGAATTGTTGACTGTCAAACGAGTTAAGTACTTATCTACTAGGCCGGGATATTCCCCTAGTCCGCATGGTAAATGGAGCGTAGTGGGAATTATTGATGGCGATGCCTTATTGGCCAAAGATGATACTCTCATACGTATTCCATTAGGTGATGTCAGAAAAGCTTGCACACACAACCGCCAGCAGGTCATAGATTGCTTGGTGGATATCTGTTACAAAGGTAAAAAGACCAATGGCCAAAAAGAAACCATCAGTTAAATCAGACGCACAGCTTCAAGCAGAACAGTCTGGTAAGCTGATTGACTTCGATGATATGATTGCCGATCTTGAGAAGAAATTCGGCGATTCAATACAATGGGGTGGGGCAGCATCGATCAAACCAACCAAGGCTACTCCAACAGGTTTAGCAAATCTCGACATTGCTCTTGGATGCCGTGGTATTCCTGATGGTAGGATTATAGAAATATATGGCACAGAATCGAGCGGCAAGACCACATTAGCTCTGCAAATGGTCGCTAGTTTCCAACAGCAGGGCAAGTTAACTGCATATGTTGATGCAGAGCACGCTCTCGATTACGATTGGGCTACTCATATCGGCGTTGATGTGAAGAAATGGTTACTATCGCAGCCGGATAGTGGTGAGCAGGCCCTTGATATCGTTCAAGCACTCGTGACGTCAGGTATAGTCAAACTAGTTGTCGTCGACTCTGTTGCCGCCCTTGTACCTCAAGAAGAATTAGATGGCGATATCAGAGACAAACAAATCGGCGCTCAAGCAAGAATGATGTCCAAGGGGATGCGCAAGCTTGCAGGAATATGTCTTAAGACAGGTACTACAGTCATATTTATCAACCAGTTAAGAGATAAAATTGGACAAGTCGGGCCGAGCTATGTTCACCCAGAGATAACTCCTGGCGGTAGGGCATTAAAGTTCTATTCATCTATGCGATTGGAAGTCCGTAGAGCTGAAACACTACGATCTGCTAATTTGCCATATGCTATGGTCACTAAAGTGAAAGTAGCCAAGAACAAGGTGGCACCACCATTCCGATCTGCTTCACTTGAAATCCATTTTGGTGCAAAGAGCGGTATTTACGGGTTCAATAAAGCACAGTCTCTTATTGGCGGTGCGATTGAAACGTCAGTTATTACGCTTAGGGGATCAAACTATTACTTTGGTGACCGCAAGATCGCCATTGGTAAAGACAAACTTTCCGAAGTATTGTCATCCGACCAAGAATTATTTAAAACCATATCTGACGAGACATACCGCCTTATGGAGGCGGGCCAGATTGTCGGCCCTATAGAAGATGACACCAAAGATACAGAGGAAAACGTAGAAGAAGATGAATCGAGCTTTGACGAGGAAGAGTAATGGCACAAGCACCGTTATATAATATTGGGCAGACGATATATTTAGCAGAATCGGCTGCTCTTGGCTTCCTCGAAGCTTACATTATCAAAGAGATTGCATATCAGCCGAATGGTAAGCTTATTTATACGTTAGCTACGTCACTAAAGCAACCATCAGCTATTCAAACTATCGGCGATAGAGTGACCGGGCAACGTGCTCTACCAATTAGATTCTATGAAGAAGACTTGATCGGATATGAGCAGGCACTTGATGCCTGTATTGCAAACTTGCAAAACCAACTGACCGCTTTGCAACGTTTGCGACAAGGACTTACTTAATATGATCGAGGCTCTTCAGCAGGCGGATGATTCTGTGTCCGTCAATACTCCATTTGGTCCGAATATGGAGTCTGGTATCATATCTCTGTTCCTCGATTTTCCAGAGCTATTTGTACCGACATCCAAATTCATTACGATGGATTTGTTTACTAGGCCAGAAGTTAAATATGTAGTCGGATTTTTGAAGCAAGATTTTGATAAATTCGGAGTCTTGCCGACGCGAGCATTATTGCACGATAGGATTGCTAAGCTATTAACAGCAGACGATCCGCACCAAGAGATCTTATCTATTGTCGATAGGACATCAGACCCGCGAGAAACACCATTTTTACGACAATCGCTACGTGATTGGGTAGAACACAAATCATACGAGCAACTCTATTCTGATGAAGCTATAGCCGCACATCAGCGCGGAGATCATGAATTTTTACGCAAGATAGTTGATTCAGCATCCAGCATCAGTATGGTCGGAAACCAAGGATTTTGGTTTTTTGATCAGATCGATGAAATATTTGCTGATACTGCAATAGAACATATTGGTACTGGGTTCCCAGGATTGGATGCTAATCTGAATGAGGGCGGTCCTTCAACTGGAGAAGTGCTCATCATTTTGGCTCCGACAGGTGTTGGCAAGACACTGACACTAATCAATATGGCACATGCTGCTATGTTGGAGGGGCACAATGTCTTGTTTGTGACATTTGAGTTATCGACATACAAGACAGCCATAAGACTCGCAAGCTGTATGTCGATGACAGAGATCGGTGCATTCACACGAGCAAATATTGACTCGCTACCAACAGAACAGCAACAGTCAATTCGCGACAACCAAACGACTGTTCGTAATAGAATTCAAAGCAAGAGAGGACAATTTGGCGAGCTGGTTATTTATGAGTTGCCACCAGACGAATGTAGTGTGAATGACATATATGGAATCATAGAAACCAATCGCAAGACAAAAGGATGGGTGCCGAAGGTTGTTGTTCTTGACTATCTAGAACTGATGAATAGTCGCCACAGCCACAATAACGATGAAGGCGATTACACCAGACAAAAGAGTGTCGCCACAGAGATGCGGGGCTTAGCAAAGAATGAAAAGGTTTTAGTCTATTCGGCAACGCAAACTAATCGCGGCGGTGTGAAAAATGGCGGTGGGGCGCAAGGCGCAAATGGCAAACCAGCAGAAGCAGTACATATCGATTTAGATAAAGCGGCTGAAAGCTTCGGCAAAGCAATGCCAGTTGATTATGTTGTCAGTCTGAATCAGACCGAGGATGAATATAGAATGGAACCGGCGATAATTAGATTATGGATAGCTAAGAACCGCAATGGACCGAAGTTCATCCCCATTACTACTAACGTATTTTATAAGAGAATGGGAATCTCCGAAGTCCACTAACCCCCTGAAAAACCATGGCAGAAGACGCTCTGTTGGCTCGATCTTTTTCTTCCGTTATTGAGATGATCCAGCCGAAGAAAGACAAGTATCAAGTAACTCCGATTTTGGTCGGGAACGACTTTGTTGCGATTGCACCAATCACAGCAAAGAAAGAGAGTACCATTTTTGTTCCTGATGAGGAACCGACTATCGGTATCATCGTCGGCATCGGGCCGCTCGTTCCAGAAGACATGCGATCCGCTTTTGTCGTCGGCAATGTGGTCAAATTCAATCCAAAGCAGTTTATCTGCAACCTGGACGGGCTGTATCCGGCGTACGGCAAAGCACGTATCGTATTGACCCGCTATATCAACATTTTAGCGGCAGTACCCGGCGAGTCAGTCATGGTGATTGGACTCGATAAAGCAAAAGAATAATGGGGCAATAATGCCGCGATACAACTATATCTGCAGTGATTGTGTGGCTGCTCGTGAGAAGGAAGTTGGCAGGTCACTAACTGATGACGAGCAATCAGAAATCGTCTTCGAGGTTTCACATAGCATTGTGTTTCCTCCAAAGAAGAAGCTACAGAAGCTGACGAAATGCCCGCTGTGCGATAGCCATAACACACATATCACTTTGTTGGGAACAGATCAGAGTATTCGTATTCGCGGCGGCGATTGGCGTGAGTTTAGAAAAAAGAACGCCAAAGCATTGCAGCGTGATATGGCACTACATCAACTGCAAAATAATGACCCGTATGGGTATATGAGAACGCCAGATGATAAGGCAGAACTCACCGATAAGCTTCGCACTGGTGGTAGAAGACAGACCGACAAGAAGCATTTCTTAACATAATAATGGCTCGTACTGATGATACTATTAGCTATTTCTGTGCGCTGTACGACAGAAAGATGCTGCCGGTCGCTGCTGGGGTGAAAACTCCGAACAATAGTAGCATCTTTCCTCTTTATCATGTTGGTGCCGGTAGATCGATATACGATATTGAGCAATCAGTCAAGAAGCTCAATCGTTGGATGGAAAAATCACTATTGCAAGACAGAGTTCTTGTTGTCAACGATTTCAAGTCGATATTAACCGGTTTCAAGTTCGCACTGCCAAGAGAAACCCTGAATGTCTATGATGTTTTTACGCCTCTCCCCAAGGTGCAGATGACGTTTGATGAGACTTCGTTCGTAATCAACGAGATGCTCTCTGATATGCAGAAACAGAGACTGCGACTTTGGCAAAAAGTTGCAGCAAACGCTTCTGTCGTTTATGAGAGTCTGGAACGTCAAGGGATTTTAGTCGGTGGTTTACACAAATTTCCACACTGGACGCACCGTACAGTTAGCGGTCGCAGCAAGAATACAGGTTTCAATCTTCAAGGTACATCTGCGAACGACAGCATATCTGACCCTTATGGCAGTGATTCAGATTATTTCATCAATTTCGACTGGAGAGCGGCTGATATACGAATAGCTGCCATATTAAGCGGCGACGAACACCTTGATGAAATGTCGGCTGGGGCCGATCCATACCAACAATTATCAGATATGCTGCAAATACCACGCAAAGAATGCAAAATCATGCTGCTGCGTGCTATTAACTCAATCGATATCGATAATCCGATATTTCAAATGTTTCCTGATCTACGCAAATGGATGATCGTACAGAAGCAAAAACTTGACGATGGGCAACCGATAGGGAGTTTGCTTGGCCGTGAATTCTTCAATGCGGAAAAACCGCGATCAGCTTTTAATGCCACAATGCAAGGTTCTATCGCACAGGCTATGCAATTGACGATAAGAAGGGTATGGGAATCATATTTTAGATTACTAGCCGAGACTCACGATTCAATTACTGTAGCATGCAGTAAGAATAATTTGAGGCCGACGATACGCGCGATATCCAACATCATGTGTAGGCCATTCTTCGGAGTACTAGCGAGCAATCCAGTATTTCCAGTTCGTGTGAATGTTGGTACTAAATGGTGCCAATGGGAGCCTAAGATGTTATGCTTAGATGTAGATAAGTTTCGCCCCTGTTGATGTATTTAAGGCGAGTTATGGACGAACTTGAACAAGATCTGCCGATAGAAGAATCTGGGTTTGAAGGATCTGGGTTTGAAGGACCTGAATCTGAACTACCGAAGTGGTTTCAAGAGCACATACCGTTAGATTTAGCCACTAGTAATTTATTCAAGTTCAAAGTCAGGTTACAGAACGGTACGGTTTGTGAAGTTAACCTCGCCCAAGACATCGACATTAATTTCGAGATATTAGAAGACCAGCATGAGCGTATCCCTGCCCAATATATTTATTGGGCAGCTATCTATAGCGAGCTTCGCTGTGCTGTCGCACAGCTGGAACTCAAAAACAAATCGCGTCGGCATGCCTTAGTGCGAAGGACTATAGAGGAGTTCAGAGTCAAGGGAACGAAGCTGACCGACAAACAATTGAATGCTTTGGTTGATGGTGAGCCTGGCTTGGTTAAAAATGAAGCCGAGCTCACCATAATCCAGAGAAATTGTGGTAAAGTATATCACATGGTGGAAGCGATCAGACTGCGATCAGAGCATAGCCGATCATTGGCTGGTTTCAAACGACAAGAAAAAGAACAATCTGGTAGACAAACCTAGGAGACTCACATGAGTAGTTATGACATTGAGGCCATCAGGGCTCAAGTTAGAGCCAAGATGAAGAAGGGCAAAGACCCGAGCGAATTTCGTGCACCGAAGGTCGACGAGGGTAAAACCGTCAAGTATCGGTTTTACATCCTACCGCCATTGCAAGAAGGTGACGCCTGCAATGAAGGCAAGTCGACTTGTGAGCGATCAATGGATTTGTTTGCGATTTCGAACGGTGCTCACTACATCGACAACAAGCGGATCGGTTGCCCGCGAATCATCAACGAAGAAGATTGCGCGATTTGCGAATATGCTTTCGATCTCTTGGCCGAGATCGACAGTACGACTGTCGAAGGCAAGAAGAGACGCAGCGAGATCGGTAAAGCTCTGCTTCCAGGGCAATATCATCTCGTGAATCTCTACTTCCCGGCGATTGAGCAGAATCCGGAAGAGGTCAGAGGCAAGGTCCTGTGGTTCAACGCTCCGAAGACTGTTGTCGATATTTGGCTCGAATGCTTGTATCGCGACGATGACGGCGGCGACCCCGATGACAAGCTCGCATTCGGTGTGTTCTTTGACGAGTGCAGTGCCTACCAGTTCCAACTGGAAGTCGTCAAAGACGGCCAGATGAACAGCTACAAGAAGTCGAAGTTCGTCGGCGGCAAGCGACCGATCGCTGTTGATAAGAACGGCAAGAAGATCGACTCTCGTATCGCCGAGATTCTCTCAAAGAGGCATAATCTCTGGGAGAAGATGCCAGAAGTCAACCCAGAAGAATGTGCTCGTGTTGCTGCCGCTCTCAGTGGCCGTGCTGCCGCCAAATCCGCTCCTTCTGGAGGGTTCGATCACGACGAAGATGCTACTTCATCGGAAGTAGCCCAAGAATCGGCTCCTGTGGCTAAGCCTGCCGCTGCGAAGCCCGCTGCCGCTGCAAAGCCTGCCGCTGCGAAGCCCGCTGCCGCTGCGAAGCCTGCCGCTGCGAAGCCCGCTGCCGCTGCGAAGCCCGCTGCCGCCACCAAGCCTGCTGCCGCTGCGAAGCCCGCCGCCACCACCAAGCCCGCCACCAAACCGGCTCCGAAGGAAGAAGTGCTTGAAGAGGTACTTGAGGAAGTACTCGAAGAGCAGGTTGAAGAGCAGGTTGAAGAGCAGGTTGAAGAGCAGGTTGAAGAGCAGGTCGAGGAATTGTCTGGTGAAGTACCAGCCGAAGAAGCTGTTGATGTCGAGGAAGCGGTTGAAGAAGCCGCTGCTGAAGAAGCCGGAGACGGCGTTGACGATGAAGTCGACCGTTTGCTTGACGAATTGAATAGCTAGGCCGACCAAGCGATGCACACGCAGGACGAGGGAGCAATTCCTCGTCCTGCGTCTTATCACGACATGAGGATTACAATGGACGAGCCGAGCGAACCAATCCAGAAATGTGCGTTATTGGTCGATGCTAGGAATCTGATGTATCGTGCAATTTTCGCTGGTAGGAAGCCGCAAGCCAAGTTCCAACACCAACATCCATTCACAATAATGCTGCGTTTCATGGCCGGTTGGATCGACCGATTCAAGCCACAGAGTGTGAATATTTTTTGGGATGCAAAAAGGTCAACTCTGTGGCGGATGAAGATCTTCGAGGGTTATAAAGATAAACCAGACAAGTATACTATAGATATTAAGGATGAATTAATCAGCACACAGCTTGCTGCGAAGGCTATGTTCGGGAATATGGGATGCAGGCAATTCAGCAAGGCTAACATGGAAGCCGACGATTTGATTTATGCCGCCTGTAAGGTTCTAGCACCAGCCCCAGTGATCATTTGTTCGGCGGATAGCGATTACAATCAAATAGTATTTCGCATGTCACATGTTCGTTGTTTCGATCCGATGAAGGAATGTTTCATCCAACAGGTCAACTACGATCCGGTTATCCAAAAAGCACTTTGTGGTGATACATCAGATAGAATCAACGGATATGTTGGGATTGGCCCGGTCAAGAGTACGGCAATGGCCAAATCGAGCAAAGACAGGGCACAGTTCCTAGCACAAGCAGGAATTCAGTTGTTTGTCAGGAATATGTTACTTATAGATTTGTCACTATGTCCCGATCTACTGAAGAACCAATTATACGTTCAGCGTGTCCTAGATACAGAACCAATTTTCAATAAGAGTGAATTATTCGATCTGGCTCGTAAATACAAAGTCGGCGGGTTTGTTACTGAATATAACAATCTTGCTGCTAGATTTAGGCAGTTTGTTGCTCAGCCAGAGGTAAGTGATGACCAGAACAGCAAGTCAGGTGGGAAAGTCTAATGTAGCTACGGCGAAATGCCACGAGCGTCGAGTAGCAAAACTGCTGACTGAATGGTCTGGTAGAGAATTTCGAAGGCGTCGTGTTGAGGGCAGGGAATCCGACACAGTTTTACGAGATTTAACTGGTGACGTAGTACCAGCCGATGCCAAAAATCGATGTCGCTTTAATCTTGAAGCGAAGAAGGGTAAGGGATTCAGCCTTACATCAATTCTTGGTGGGTATTCTACCTGCAAGTTTTCAGAGTGGTATCACCAATCGACTTATGACGCCAATTTAGTATCTAAGGCTCTAGGTCTTGATATCAAGCCGATGGTATTTTTCAAGCCCAATCCTAACTTAGACTGGATTGCGTTTGATTGGACTGCTATGGAGTATTTGCGTTTTAAGAACGACATACACAAAGGTAGCGTTCGTCCGTGGTTTCCACATCTACTCTTCGATCATTATGCATATTGCGGACCAATCTCATTCAATATAAGCCACACCAAAAATAGGAAGAATAGGGTGATTGTTCCGTTGCAGTTAGCACCATGCTTTATCTGCTCATGGAATGATTTCGCCGCTAACGTCAATCCTGATTCTTTCTTTTTTGGTGAAACATGGCATGCGGTGGATGTGGAAACCGAAAGCCGGTCAGAGTTGCAAGAACAAACAAACCTGCAGCGATAGTGAGGCTACCAACTAATATCTCGAAGCCAACACCACAAACGCATCAACAGGCACACGTTCAACGCATCGGCGTAAGAAAGGCAAGACAATAATGGGATGTGGTGCATGTGGCGGTGGAGCAGCAGCAAGGGCAATGCAGAGTAAGGCGGTTAGAGCACAGCCGAAGACAAAGCCAGCTCCAAAACAAATTTCGGCTCCTAGCATACGGCCAACGTCGACTGCGAGAATAGTAGTATCAACGCCAAGCCAAGCTATCAAAGTAAAACAACAATTGAGAGACTTGAAGACGTGCCCGTTATGTGGGTCGACTCTATCACCGATATTATCTGGTAGTGGTGTTCGTAATCGCAAGCGATGTTCACGTTGTAATCGGACATTTATATGATAGAAATAATTTCAGTCGTTGGTGCTTGGTTGATTTGTACCATTGCTGCGGAGAGAGCAGCCGAGGCAATAACTGTCTCTGTAGTCTTCGCACCATTACGCCAAGCTATAGCAAAGCTTGCCCTAATAGAATTATATCGTAAGATTAATCCTGATGATGTATGGATGTCGAGTGAGAATTCTATTTATAGGGGTAGAATATTCAGCGTAATTAAGACGGTAGGTAGATGGGCTTCTGATCTCATTTCGTGTGGCTGGTGCACAAGTTTTTGGACATCATTTTTCTTTTCGCTATTTCTGCCCGGTGAGCGCATGTCGTTCGATGCAGGTGGTAATATCATAGTTAAGGCGATAGCTCTTTGGGGGCTTGCGAACTTTTATCACGCTGTATTTAGATTATTACACAATGGCCGTGTTGCTGCTGTTGACGTAAATCTTCGCTTAATAGGCACTGAAATCATAGATAGAGCCGGAGGAACTGATGGAGAATTTGGAGAGGGAATTGGCCAGGAGGACCCAATCGGAGTCGAACCGCCAACGGTTTGAGACTCCGGTAGTTCGCACGGCATCTGATATCAAGCGTGTTCTGGCTCAATTTGAACCGAATTCTCGCCTTAACGTCAAGACAGATGACGTTACATTGGCGATCAATATGACTGGTACTGATGCAAGCAATAAGAGCCAGACCTATCATGTATCCGCTAAAACAAAGACGAATTCAGCACGAGACGTCTTGATTGAGGGCCTGAACGTCATAAAACAGCGAGAGGAAGCCGCCCAAGCATTCAATGATAAAAGGGCGGTAGTGGCTGTAAATGGCAAGGAAATGCGGTCGCCACCAGTTATCGCTGAAAATAGCTTCTTATCGATAGATCCGGTAATCAGTAGGACGCTCGGTGGTTATCGTAGTGGCTATTTTATCCAATGGGATTTATCTGACGGTTTTACCTACCGTTACGATGTTTATAACCATCGACTGACTCGATTCAAGACAGAAGAAAAATGAGAGAAGTAGAATTGCCACCATTGGCAACTTACAGAGCATTGTCAACCTGGACTCCGCGATACGGAGACTTTGTTATCTGGGCCGGATGGTTCAGGGTTTGGTTTGGTATCGTTAACAACTATGATGTGAAAACTGGCAAAATATCAATATTATTTGAAGGTACGCCGCGTCTTCTGTTCACGATGACGGAAAGTGAAATGCGGAAAAGTGCTTTCATTTTCGATCTTGATGATGTCAGAGGAAACAAGCGAGGGCGCTGGTATGTCCAGCAGAGCGTCGATGGCAGCACAATCTGGTATATCTAAGACAATTCCGGTGATGCTACCGCATCCAGAACCGCTATCTGATACGAATTTTGTATCTGGTATGTTGTGTTATGTTGTTAAATATTACCAGAATGTTGGTATAAGCTGTTTAATATCACGCAAGGAAGGTGATGTTGCAGTATCTATGGGCGACTGGAATGGAAACACCATCGACTTATCTAATACGAAGGATTCGTTATCACTCGTTGCTATCGATTTTCTACAGCATCAAGCCAAAAGGCTCATAACGATATCGCATGCAGCTGGTGTCAACCAAGCGATTTATTATTTTGCTTTAGATACCGGCATACCAGTATTAGTCGATATCAGAATGAGCTTGAACAAATTTCTCGGTCCTGGAATGGTTCGAGATGTATTTGGTAAGACATTCGACACGCAACAAGTCTTGAAAATCGATGTTATGTCAGAGCAGCTACTAGAACAGATAAAAAACGGAGTAGGAAACTTCAGTAGTGGTGTTATTATCAAACCAAGCAGATCACGGTTCATGGAAGTCAACGGGCAGCCGACACCTCTTTACATAGGAATACCATGCTCATCTTAACGTGCGGCCTCCCAAAATCAGGGAAGTCGAAGGCGATAGATATTCTGGCGAAGCATAAAGACCATAAATGGCATATTATAAGGCCGTCTGACTGGGTACCAGACAATCTTTTAGCATTAGATGAGCAGACTCAACGAGAATATAATATCGGATGCTGGTCAATGGCAATCGAAAAGTGTAAAGAGGCCATTGAAGAAGTACCACCGCAAGAGATCATAGTGCTTGATGCGTGTAACTCGAAAATAAATACACTCGTAACTCTGATCGCAGATGCGAAAGCAGCTTTACATAGGGTTGTTTTGCTGTTTGTACAGTCTAATGCCGACTTGTGTTTGGCAAGAGATGCAAAATTAACCGAGTCATTGCTTCGTGATTACACAGGGAGATTTAAGACATCACTACCAAAATACAAAAAATGCTGTGACATGTTTTTGGTAGTCAGGAACAATGGTATTTTCGAACAACTTGAAACAGAACTATATGACACTTGGAAGACATTGTGCCAGAGTATCTAAATCCGCACCCGCACGACTTATACTTAGTTGGGCCTGATGGCAACACTATCCACATACGTAAAGGGCGTCGTGTAAGGCTACCAGAGTTCTTTGATCGTTATGTTAGTAAAGGTGGTGGAGTCAAGGGATACTTAGTCAATGTTGAGCAAATACCAACGATGCCACCAAAACGAGATCTTAAAATATCGAAGCCACAAGCCAGACCAATACAGCTAAATAAGGTTGTGCAAAAGGATGCAAGGCGTCCAATTGTTGGCCATATGAGAAGGAATATTGACCCTTCTTGCTCTAAAGCTTTCACAAATAGTGCATATGCAATTAGTAATGGCATTGGTATTGGTATCTTGACCTACAATCGTCCAGCATCGCTGCGGCGGTTGATTAATTCGATCATAAAACATACTAACACATGTCAAACGACTATATTTATAAGCGATGACGGCAGCACGGACCAAGAACAATTATCATATTTATCCGATCTTGAGTCACGTGGCGACATAATCATACTTAGAGGCCAGAAACAGCTCGGTGTCGCAGGTAATAGTAATCGTTTAATGCGATGCCTTTCAAGATTCCCAAAGAAGATCCTATTGAACGATGACGTAGAAATATTGAACGCTGGTTGGGAAAATTTCTATTTCGCGGCTATGCAGCGTACTGAGTTTCATCATTTTTGTTATCGACAGCCAGGCGTATATGGCGCTACAAAAGGCGATAACGTTGTTGTCCATGGTACTCTACTGAATGTTGTCGATAGTAAGCCGCATGGTGCTGTGATGGCGTTTGATCACATAGCATTCGCCAAGGTTGGATATTTCGATGAACAATTTGGACAATATGGTGTTGAACATGTCGATTGGTCTACTAGGTTGTCTGATAGCAAATTACAACAGCCTGGGTTCTTTGACGTCGATGGTTCTAATGCATACTTCGTAGTTCATCCAGAACGTTCATCTGTTGAAAACAGAGTTGAGAAATTCAAACGTGCTAAAGCTATTTTGAGTTCTATTAGTGCGAGACCTACATATGTAAATGCTAGCGAGATGACGGCGGTCCCGCGTATTTCTTGTGTTATCCCATTTCGTGAGATTGGTCGTAAAGATTCGATATTAACAGTATTAAATAATATCAGAGCACAGCGATATCCCGATATTGAAATCGTTATGACCGAGGAAGATTCGGTGGTGAAGTTTAGAGATATCGACTGTGCCCCGGCAAGGCATGTGTTCACTGTCGGACTACCGGGTGCTGCATTTAATAAGAGCAGAGCGTGGAACAATGGCGTCGATGCGTGCAGTGCTGATATATTGGTTTTACACGACGCTGATACATTAGCGCCGAGCAACTATTTTCAGGCTATTGCGAAAGAGTTAGACGGAGCAGAATCGTGCCATTTGTGTGGGCAGATTTTTTATCTTGGTTCTCAGGCAACACATATCGTTAATACAACTGGTGTTATTGACCATCCTAAATATGATCACATGGTTGATTATTTTGAGGGTGGGTCGATCGCATGTCGCCGAAAAGCGTACTGGAAGGTTGGTGGTTTTGTAGAGGAATTTGTTGGATATGGTGTCGAGGACTGTGACTTCTACTTTAGATTATCTAAGGCCACTATTTGGAAAGAAAACCGGCATATCGACCTGCTTCATCTACATCATATCAGGGTTGATAATTGGACAATGTTCCATAACAGGAACAAAGAACTTGGTGCTAAATTGGATTCTCTATCGCTCAATGATAGAATAGCACGGCAACGGCAGCTATTGATCCAGAGCGGTCGAAGCCGCTGTTTGGAATAGGAAAATCATGCGTGTTTTATTTTGTAGTAGAGTGGGTGGTGCTTGGTCGTTCATTACAGATGGGATGATTAATGCTCTACGTGATATCGGGGTGACTGCCGATAGATGGGACGGTAAGAGATATAGTTGGGATGCATTTTCTCCAGACCTGTATATTGGTTGTTCTGGGCATCGGCAGGATGTACCAAATGATCGCAAATGTAAAGTCGCTATCCATGTTAACCCGTATGGGCCGACAAAAATCGATCCGAACATCAATGAATCTCAAGGCGCTATCGATTGGGTAAAGTCGATAAAGCCAGATGCTGTTTTTGGATATGGGCATGAATCTGACCGCCATTATTGGTCTTTTTGGGATAAAAATGGCATCCTGTGGGTTCCTATGGCGACTGCTGGCGACGTTACAATATTTAATGTCGCAAATGGAGAGCATAACAAGTATGATATTGGGTATGTTGGCGGACGTTGGCCGTACAAGGCGAAGGACATAGACGCTTACTTGTTTCCGGTTTTACGAGACACAACAATATCACACATGGTTCGTGGTTGGGGAACGTGGCCTGACAATTTATGCGGTGGGCCGATAACTGACAACGAGGTTCCGATATTATTAGCGAGCTGTAGGATAGTGCCGTGCATTAGCGAACCGCATACACTGGTCCATGGTATCGATCTTCCTGAGCGAGTGTTCAAATCTGCCCTAAGTGGTGCGGTTGTAATACACGATCCTGTCCCTGGATTAGATAGATACCTGCCGCATATCATAATTGCTAGCAATCCAAAAGTGTTTCACTATGAGATAAAAGGACTATTGAGAGAACCTAGCTGGCTGCCTAAAATAGCACAACAACAGCGTGACGATGTGCTGGCGGCACATACTTATCATCATCGCATGGCGACGTTGATGTCGGCGATAGGCTTCGACGACACTGCATCTTCTTTATTGTCGGCGGTTCAGAGGTTTCAATGATTGCTATTGATTTTTCTATGCTAAGTGATAATAGGCTACCGCGTTGCGCCTATCAACTTGCGAATTTAGCAGAGATAGCCGACCGCATGCATTTGCCGGTTAAGGTGGTGGTAGCGAGAGGGCAATACGAACAACATCCGATATTACGGCGTGTGAAGCACTTATTATCTGATAACTATCGCGATGTGAAATTATATATCGCTAAATCAGATACATTCTTTTTCGATGACAATTGGAAGAACATCGCCAATTTGCCAGCATTTAAAGTATGCCTATGCTCATCTGATAGACTGTTCAGAGAAAAACGCATGATGTGGCATGGCAAAAAGAGTGGTATGGGAGGTCCGGTTCAAGACCGATGCGATTTATTTATGCCTGTTAATTGCTCACCAGAGTTATTGCAGGATTATAGTTACAAGACGATAGTCGTCGCTCACCGCCCGTCGACACAAGTGTTTGATTTGTTCACCAGGATGCATCTCGATTTTGCCTATCTCGATGATGACATACAAACGATAAGAGATGCTTTTAAGCATGACGTTATCGGCCTTGCTGGTTTTATGGGACGAGGCGGATATGGTGAACGCAGATGTACTGACGGGATGCCGAGTTGGGTCGATTTAGTCTTAAAAGCTGACGCTTCTCCCGCACAGTATTTGAAACATTTGCTTTCATATAATGCGTGTGTAGACTTGCGTGGTGCTGGAGATAAGAGTCTGCGTTTTGTTGAAGCAGTCTTATTTGGACGGACGATCATAACAAAACGGCAGGTTTCGCCTTACCAGCCACCATTGATCGATGGTCGTAATGCGATTGTTGTGGAGAAATGGAGTGATCTTGATTCTAAAGTCGATTTAGAATTATGGAAAACGATATCTGAAAATGCGACCAAAGATTACCTAAAACACTGGTCACAGTTAGCACAATTCAAAATGATACTGCAAAGGGCGAAATATGGCCAGTGTAATTCTTGAATTCGATTATGACGGTAAGAAAGTCAAGAGATTCAATATACGAAATCTCCCAGACGATATTTTTTGGCTAACTACTGGCGACGAAATCGGATTTGATCTTGTTGATGGAGACGAATATTTCTATACAACAGTGTCGCGAAAGGTCTATCTGGCCGGTACGAACAAGCCGTTATATGTTGTCTGTATCCCGACAAATTTCGACAGCATCGACGAATTAGAATCCACACTAGACGGATTCAAAAAGCACTTCGGCGAAGACTTGTCGATTGACGCAAACACTATAACTGCATAATCATCTCATATTCTGGCTCATATTCCAGGATTTCGACATCGAAGCTAACGGCATTGACTAGCTTCCTTGGGTAGTCTAATTTCTTTGCACGCCATCCATTATTATCCATCCATTCGGCATCTCGTTTCCGCAAAACAACAGTCCCACATAACCAATTAGAGGGGAGATTTCTTTTTGCAAATTTGCGAGCGATGTCTCTGGATTCGAATATCGGAACAACCGGACCCGGTTCTTTTTCCGACCTCATCACCAATATAGGAAGCCATTTTTCAACCCTACATTCTGCCTTTACTTCTTGGGCAGACATGTATCCCTGCGTGCAGAAGATGCAGTACGGCACGGTTAGCCCTATATCAGAAATTAGTTATTCGTGCAAAATTAATGTGCGGGCAGAGAACGAATAGTTAAATACACAAAACCAAATTCTTTTAGGAGTTTGACACATGAGTGCACAACCAGCCAACACGTCCATTAGTGTTTATCGCAATGTACGGGCCTATCGGAAGGCTCTGCG